ATAAGTGGCTAACTATGTGGCTAACCGCAAACACAAACCTATATATACAGTCAAAAATAGGGGAAAAATGTCAGGCTCATAACCTGAAGGTCGTAGGTTCAAATCCTACCCCCGCAACCAATTATTCAATAAAATCAATAAGTTACACAACCTCAAAAATTTCGGTTTTTGGGGTTTTTTTGCGTTTGAAGCCTGATAACGATTACAGAGTGGCTAACAAAGTGGCTAACAGTCGTCAGGTTTATTTCCCTTTTTTTGAAATAATAGTTGCATAATAGGTATAATAGTGCATTATATAGGAATACGATTTGTTTTAGAGTGGGTAACATAAAAAAGTCTAAAATAAAAAGTGGCTAACTTTAAAGAGGAGAATAAATCATGCAGAACATAAGAAGAACAAAGCCTAAATTTAGGAACAAAGATAGAACAGTTTCACAGATAATTTGGGGAGCAAACTAATGGCTAATTATTTTATTGGAGATATTAAGCCTTATATAATTGTGGCTAAAGATTATAAAGGTTTTCAGTTTCGTTATAAATCAGCGACTATGAAGTCATATGGCAGGAAGATAGCTATTAACAAAAAAGATCTTCAGTCTATTAGAAAAGCTATGATATCTGACTTTGAAAATCATGTAACAAAAATTGAAGTTGCATTGTTTGATGATGTAGCAAAACTTGCCTTAGAGAAGCGATTAGATGCAGTCGGAAGGAAAGTTAATGGTATCAGGCAAAGGTCATATGACAATGATGAGAGGCATCTAAGACTTCACCTAACACCTTTTTTTAAGGGTATTAGCATCAAAGAGATTACCACTGGTAAGATTAACAGCTTCATTGATGATTGTGCTAATAAGGATTTATCCGCCAAATCAATCAGGCATTGTGTGCAAACCTTAAATATGGTTATGAAATTTGCAGTTGATCAGGGTTATATTTCTAGAAACCCTTGTAACTCTGACGACAGAAAAGAGATTAAGGGTGTTGTCAATGAGAGAGGCGGTTATTCGCATGACCATATAGCCAGTATATTAAAGGTCAAAAAGACATTATATCTAGATACATTTATAGCCTTCTCAGCCTTTACGGGAGTGTCAGCTAACGAGCTTCAAGGCTTACAATGGCAAGACATTAACTTCAATAAGTCTGAGGTAACTATAAGCAGAAACGTTTATAGATATGATACTCAGGAACTTAAAAATAATTTCAGAGAAAGAATTTTAGGTTTGCCATCTCACGTTATGACATTGCTAAAAAAGTGGAAGTTAAATTCACATTGTGATTTATGGGTTTTCCCTAATGCTAGTGGTAAAAAACCATTTGAGCAAAATGCTATGAGAAATTTAATCAAGACTGTTTGTAAACATGCAGGAGTGCCTAACTATGGCATTGGTGGTTTTAGGAAGTACTTTAACACCTCTATGATTGGTGAAGTGCCTGATCATATTAGGAAGGCTAGAATGGGTCACTCTAAGAACTCTAAGACTGCTGAGGTTCACTATACTGTTATCGATTTAGAGCAGGCTAGAAGTCCAATGCAAGCTGAGAGATTATTGCAGAAATTATTGGGCTAGATATCGTCTATAATGTTTCTGCTATAGATGTATGTAGCCCCCCTTTTATTCTTTAGGGGTGGCTCGTCTTTAACTTCAACATTCTGATCAGACCAGTCATCTTCAGGTAGGTCTTTATTCTTTTCTCGTAGTTCATCAAATATTTTACTGACTTCGTAGTTGCCATCTCTTCGCATATCGTGGCAGTTTGGACACATATAAGCCCTAAGACGTTTATTCATGCTCGGAGGCATTTCTGCCTTGCAAAATTTGCAATAGTCAAAGGGATTTGAACTCATCTTCTAGCCTTTGTCGCTCAAACCTAAAATCATCAAAACATTTATGTCCGCAGAATATATTTTTTTTAGCATTGGCTAATCCTGCATACCGCCAATCAAAAGCCTTACCGCACTGCTCACATTTATCCATCAGAGGTGTTGGATGTATCGGTGGTCTTGTCGGTTTTTTCCATCGGCTCATTTTCACAAGTTCCTGAACAACAATCTACAGCAATACGAAATTGGCAAACCGCACATTTCTCAACTGACCCCATATTTATAGGTCGCCATGCTGATTTGCACATTGGGCAAACTTCCATCATTCACTCCTTTTGTATCTATAACCATCTCTCGCAGAACCATTTTTATATTGATAATTACTAGTTTTAATCACCTCAGATAGCGGTGATATGCCATAGTTCACAAAGGTAGGGTTGATAGTGACCTTACCCTCTTTGTCGCTGTCTCCATTTGGATGATCTTCAAACATCATTTCATCCTCAGCTATGACTGGCTTTTTCCTTTGAAGTTGTTTGCATATAGTCCTAATAGCACTACTGCCACTGGATAATTCATATCGGCACTGACTGCACGTTTTAGGGCTGTCTCGCCTTTGTTTTGATTTTCTCAGGGGCTTACCGCAATGACCGCAATTAGAAAATTCTGCATTATCTTTATCTATTTGCTCTTTAGTCCTGCGAAGTGTTGGAAGAGGTTTATTTGTCATCATTTACCTTTTCTTCAAAAGATCCGCCAATCCCTGAATAGCCTGCAAGGTCTATCCAACTATCGGTTTTTTGTGGGGAATATATTAGTCTAGCTACTTTCAATAGGATCAGGCAGAGGATCACCTGATAGACAGTCACTTTTATTCCAAAAACGACTGACCATAACTCAGCAATCCTCTTATGGTTCTCATAGGCATCACCATAGTCTTTAGCCCGATCCCCATTAATTAACCCTATTGCAGTTTGTAAAATCTCTTCTCTCTTCATTTAGAAAGGGATCTCATCGTTTAATTCAGTAGAATTAGTTAGAGTTTGACCGCCTGCATTGACCTTTGTTGGGTCTGCTTTGACTAACTTGCCTGCAATCCAGTTGTCATTTTTCTGATAAACATTGGCATAAAATATTTCGCCATTAATGACTAACTTGCCATTATAGTCTGAGTGCCAATCCTCAGTTTTACGATCATTTTTATTTATGGAAATAGTTAACTCATCCACTCCATATTTAATCATTGGTTTATTATCCATTTAGTTCTCCTTTTTTTGTTTTGAATTTTTGAATAATTTTGTCATCTGTAGGCTTATATTTGACATACAACTCAGTCAGTTCTTTTTGAGTTTTTGCATTGTCTATAAGTGATATTAGGTCTACTTCAGAGGGCTTGGAGGAGAGGTTACCCCCTGAAGCAGAATTACCTGAAGGAACAAAAGTGGGAGCATTGCCTTCAGGCTTTAATGTAGCGACTTCTCCATCATCATCGTCAGAAGGAAGTCCAAATATACTTTGTAAGCCATACCTTTTTGCATAGCTGATAGCCGATCCTTGCTTCTGCGGATCATTAGGATCTTTGGAAACAATCTTAGTTCGGCTAACCCTCATAGCCCCTGAAGAGTGCATCATAACTGTTCGTACAAAAGATATATCCCCTTCAAAATCCATCTCCTGAGTGAACGTCAGACCAAACTGACTAGCGGTTCTGACTGTCTTGATAACACTCTCAAGTGAGGCATATTTGTTTTTAAAATGCGGGTTTCTTTTATCCTCATAGGCATGAGGGTTAGTTTGGTGAAAAGCTATGAGTGCCATAGCTATATTATTGTCTTGTTTATTAGTAGTCTCAGGTCTTGCCTCAGACTGCGAGTATCGTGGAACTGGCTTTATTGCCTGACCTAATTGTTGCATAGTGTAATCCTCTTACTGTTATTTTTTGCGACTTTGACTTGTATGCCATGACCAAATGCTTCACTCGCATTTTTGGGTACTAGCTTTTTAATTTTGGCTTCAGCATCCTTAAAGATCTCATTAGCCCCTAAGGTTTGAATATATTGTTCGGCAAAGGCTTTCCATTTAGGATCTGCCTGCATATCTACTGGCACTTTATCCTCTAAAGGCACTGGTATTTCTGCGGTAGGTATGTCGGTTGGTTCTATGTCCATTTCAATACATCCCATAAACCACTTAGCCACGTTGATTAATTTTTCCTGAAAATCACGATCAATTTTAATCTCATGTAGGGATGGCTGATCACCGCCTTTAATAAAGGATAGCAAGCCATAAGGACATTTCTTGCCAGTGGTTTCTTCAACTAAATATGCGTTCCAGTGGATTTGAGGGCTATAGTATCTAACTAAGCGAGGTATTACGTCTTTATATTCCTCATCTCTTTTAGGTCGCCCCATAGTAAATTTAGCATCAATGACTGCTAATTTATTCTTATACCCTTTAACTACACCATCAACAGTACACCGCATAAATGGATGTTTTTTCCCATTAAATACTTTTTGGCGGTCAATTATGGGTAGGTCTAAATAATGCTCAGTCCACTCAAGATTAGCCTCTTCAGTGATATGCCCCATAATCACTGCCCAAACCATTGTCAGATCATCGGGTTGTATCTTGCCAGTCTTTTGCTGAAATAATTTTAAAATTCGCTCAGGATCACCTGAAGCTAAGGTGGTTATATCGCTACCACCAATCGTACTTTGTCGCTCAGATAGACTTTTTGTATCTAATCCAAACTTCTCAAAAAATGGATATGCCATAAGATATTTCTCCTCAAATTATTGAAGAGATTATAACTTATTGGCATATATTGCAATATATTTATTCTATATTAGATCTAGATCCGACTATTTTATGGATAGCAATTATGTCTGAATTTTTAAAAACTTCAGTATTGTCAGGATTTAGGGTTGACAATCTAAATTGCCTATCACTGACCTCAATTACTTTTCTTACAAGACCTATGGTGCGGTCACTTGCCTTTATTTGCACCACGACAAAATCCTTTTCTTTTATCTGCAATGTCGGATCGACAAATAAAATTTCACCATAAAAATATCTTTGCTCCATATTATTGGATAGCATAAAGCAGGCATAAGCTGTTGGAACACCTATTAAATAGTCAGGTCTTGCACAGTGGGTAAACATCTTTTTCTGTACCTGAAAACCTTCCCCGCCATTTGGTAAAGGCAAGCCATACATAGGCAAGTCCTCTAATGGTGGCATCTTATGCTCTACTGGCTTTTGATATATTGGTGAAGCATTTGTGAATAATCGATCTTCATCAATACCAAAAAAATTTAATAGTTTTTCAAGATGAATACCTAACTTTCTATCGCCACGCTCCATTTTACTATATTCAGATTGACCAACACCGATAGCATCAGACACCTCTTTTTGTTGCAGTCCTTTATTGTTTCTCAACACATAAAGGTTGTTTGGAAACTTCATTGGATTATGTCCTTTTCTTGTTTATTCACAAGGCAACGTTATCCATACCCTCGTGGCTTCAGTTAAATAGAATAAATTACCATAGGGTAAGAATATATAAATACAATATATTTTTAATTACCTTGTTAAATGTATTGACTTCAATAACTTAAAAAGGTTATAGGTATAATTATAGTGCAATATTAGTCGACTACAACATAAGGTTATATGAAGTGAAGTTATCACAATATCTTGTAAAAAATGGAATATCTCAAAAAGAATTATCTGATCTATTAAAAGTTTCGCAACCAACTATTCATAAGTGGCTTTATGGCAAATCTTTGCCCTCAGCTAAGAAAATGTTGGCAATTCATACCTTTACAAAAGGCAAAGTAAATCTTCAGGATTGGAAAATGTAATGGGAAAATTTTCAAGAGATAAAGGTTATCGGGTTGAAAATAATCTTAGGAAGCAGGCTTTGATGCACGATGATATTGAGTGCATAAGAGTTCCTTTAAGCGGTGGCGGAAGCATTAAATCAGATTTGATACTTAATAAAACTGGTGAAGAGAAGTGGCATTTGGAAGTCAAATGCAGGGCAAATGGATTTAAATCTATTTATGACTGGTTTGAGGATAATGATGGTTTGGTGATTAAAGCCGATAATAAGAAGCCATTAATTGTTGTGGATTTTGATGATTTTTTGGAGTTGGTAGCTAGACGATGATTGTTACTCTTTTGGATTATGAAATGGCTCAGGGGGCAAATACTGGTTCTCTTCGGCACATTGGAGCAATCAAGAGAGGCTATAAGAATAAGACCAAATTGCAGTCTAGTTGGAACAGTCACATTGAGGGTGCTTGCGGTGAGATAGCTGTGAGTAAGGCTATGGGAAAGTATTGGGGTGGCTCAATAAACACGTTTAAGGAAGGCGGGGATATTGATGGCACTGGTTGGGAAGTAAGGACACGAAGTAAACAAGGTTATGACTTAATTTTGCGGGATGATGACCCTAAAGATAGAATTTATTTCCTCGTAGTGGGAGTGTGTCCAACCTATGAAATTAAGGGTTGGATTAAGGGTGGCGAAGGTATGTTAGATAGGTTCGTCAATGATTATGGAGATTATGGAAAGGCATATTTTGTGCCTGAAAGTTTCCTAAACAAAATAACAGAAATGGAGGGTTATATATGAGTATGAAAGCATTTTCGTGGGCAATGTCTCAGCAAGTAGGAGATCCTACAACTAAGTTGGTGTTGCTCATTATTTGTGATCATTTTAATGATAGTAGAGGGTTCGCTTATCCCTCTCAGGAAAGACTAGCTGTATTTGCAGAGTGTTCTGAAAGGACAGTTAGAAGGCACATAAAAAGTTTATTAGATATGGGATTTATTGAGGTCGTATCTACACCAAATTTGGCAAATAAATATACAATTCCTGCCCTAAAAATGGAGAGGACAAAATGTCCTCCTGAAGAAATGGGGAGGACAAATCGTGCAGTTGGAGAGGACAAGGCTGACCTCCGATCCCTTAATAACCCTTATCTTATATCTAATAAATTAGATATAAGCGTAAATTCCACAAAAACTTATGGAGATTTGGTTTATCAAGATCATCTACAGTGGCTTGCTAAACAAGATTGCGGGATTAAATATCCACGACCTTTTTTGAGTAAGTTGAGAGAAATCATTAAGGGTAAATCGGGTATGTCTAATGAGAAGGTTTACGAACATCTTCATAATTTATTTTTGGAAGTGCAGAAAAACCCAAAAGGTGATTTGCAGAGTTATTTGATCAAGTCGGCTCAGTCGATTAGTGAGAGGATGAATAAGCCTCAAGAAAGAATATTGAACGATCAGGCTAAGGCTTTAATGGAAAGCAATTTACAAAAAATATACGACAAGACGTATGGAGTAGCGGGTTGGGGCGGTCTAGATTACCATGAGATAAGGGCTGAGTATGAGAAGGCTTTTAAGGAAGGCTCTATCATGTTTTCGCATACTAGAACTAAATCTACTGCTGACGATATCTTAAAATATTTTGGTGTAAAGTAGTTGTATAAGTTACCTGAAGGAAATGTCCAAATTAGTTTTAGCGGTGGTCGCACTAGCGGTTATATGCTTTACAAAATTCTTGAAGCTAATGATGGATTGCCTGATAGAGCAAAGGTAATATTTACCAATACTGGTCGTGAAATGGATCAAACATTAGATTTTATTCAGGAGTGTTCCGATAGATGGAATGTGAACATTGTTTGGTTAGAATATGATGTTAATGAAGGCAAAATTGGTTTTAAGGAAGTTAATCACAATTCAGCTAGTCGTAATGGTGAGCCTTTTGAGAAACTAATTGCTAGTAAGCAAGTATTGCCTAACGTGTTAATGAGATATTGCACTGTTGAATTAAAGATACGAACAGCTAAAAGATATCTAAGAAAACACAAATGGAAAAATTGGTTTAATTTAGTTGGTTTAAGATATGATGAGCAATCTAGATTAAGCAAAAAAGAAAAAAGGGATTTGTTTGTTAATAAATATCCAATGGCTGAAGCCAAAGACACAATTGATGATGTAGATCAATTTTGGAGCAAACAAAATTTTAAATTAAATTTACCAGTTGTTAAAGGAAGGACAATGTATGGCAATTGTGAT